CTGGAACCCCTCGACCGACGGCCAGTTGTACGACCTGTGGATTGAGAACGACGAGGAAGGCATGAGCCAGCGACGCTACGGCAACGTGCTGGAATATACCGTCTGGGGCGTCATGCCCCCGTCCCCTTGACACTTGGCTAAACCCATACGACTATGGCAATCGATTACGGCGTAGCACACTTTTACGGACTCTATGGCACGGTCACCTATGCGACCCTCCAGTCCGACTCTCTCTCCCAGAGCTTCAAGATTGATGTCGAAGTCATGGACGAAGAAGGCCGTGTCATCACCGACCGCCTGGACGATATCTTTCAGGAAATCACCCTTGAGGGTGTCCTCAAGGACGGAACGACCCCGGAAATCGGCACCCAGTTCACCTACCTCGGTATTCAATGGATTCTGAAGTCCCTTGAAGACAAGGGTACGAACAAGGACTTCCGCAAGGTCACCGTAAAGGGCGTTAAGTACTCGCAGATCGCCTAATAGGGCGGCATCCACGATGGATGCTCGATACCTACAGGCTACGACCGTCCTGCCCCACCAAAACAAGGTGTGCGGCAGGACGCTTCGCCCTTTCTGCCTGCGTCACCGAATCGCGCTGGAGGCCATTGAGTCTCCGTTTCTCGACCCGGAAAAGTACCAGTTTAACCCGGTTCAGGTCGTCATGGCGGCGCGGATTCTGTCGACCTACGACAAGGAGGAGATGGCCCGTCCTCTGTCCTTTATCGAAAAACTATACATCGCCCGGATGGCGATCAGCAAAAAGTACTATTCGCGCTGCGTGGGTACGATTCTCGGCTGCATCAAGGTATCTCTGTCCTACCCTAAGTTCTGGAAAAAGGAGGAGAAGGAGGGCGTTAAGAAGTATGAAGCAATCCCCTTCCCCCTGTCCTGCGTTTCTAACCTTTGCCGTAATGGAGTCAGCCTGGAGGAGGCATGGACGATGCCGGAAGGCGAGGCCGTCTGGATGTCCGTAGCCAGCGCAATCTACAACGGATCAAAGCTGGAAATCCTATCCACCGAGGAAGAAAAAGATTTAGAGAATTTCGACGCCCGTATTGAAGCCTACAAAAAGGCAAACAACCTACCCTGACACCGATGGCCGACCTATCTGTAACAATCGGACTAGACCAGAGCGAACTGGAGAAAGGTCTTGCCAACGCCGGCAAGACGCTGGGTGGACTTGCTGGTTCTGTTAACGCTGGAAAGAATCCCTTCCAGGCGACGGCTGATAAAATGAGTACTGGAATGGGAATCGGCACGATGATTGCCGGCCCTATCGGAGGAGTCATCGGTGCTTTCTTTGATGCCTTTGGTGGAATGCTTTCTGCCGCGCTGGCAAAAGTTAAAGAGATTGCAGACTATGCGAAATCTATTCGCCTGGCTTCCATCTCCACCGGCCTATCAATTGATCAAGTCAGAGGTCTTGAGGCTATGGGTCAGGTGTTCGGAGTAAGCCTACAAACCATGACACGTTCGGTCGTAGAGTTCACGCGCCGCATGGGCGAGGCTCGCATCAAAGGCGGCGAGTTGACCAACATCCTCGCAAAAATGGGTATTGGCATGGACGAGGTGGCCAACGGGACATTTAATCATCAGAAGGCGATGATGACGTTGGCCGACGCCTACGCCGCTGGTACGGACGAAGCCACGCTGCTTTACTACGGTACGAAGATGTTCGGCGATTCTTTCAAAGACCTTCTACCCATCATCAAGGCCGGATCAAGGGCAGTTGCGGATGCAGCTCGTACTTACTATAATGCAGGAAAGGAAGAAACATCGGCAGCAGGACGTCTTGCGGATATGTTGGCCAATGTTGGTCGTTCTATTACCAATATGCTAATCGATCTTGTTGGAGGTTTTCATTCAATCATGGAAGACCTTGCTCAAGCATTGAATAATTTTACGGACTTAGGATTCTGGAATCCATTTGAAACATTTGAAGACAAGATTAAACGGCAAATTCGTAATTCTCCAACGGGGATGACGAATGAAGAACTTCGTGAAAGAATCTTAAAATTTTACCCAGAAAAAGAGCGCGAAAAAGCAGCAAAAGAAATCGACAAGCAGCTCAAAGGTAACGGAAAAGTCCTGACCCCCTTCGGTATGTCCGAAGCCGGCGCGGCTTCCCAGATGCAGCAGATGGGCGGCGGCGACATCTTCGGAGCCGTGGCCTTCACCCCCCTTGAACGGATCGCAACGGCCACCGAGGCCACCGCCGAACACACCAGGCCGAAGGACACCCCTCCGCCGCGCACCCCTGACGAACTTTCACGATAATGTCTTCCACTACTGTCATCCCTTACGGTAACAACCTTCTCGACCCGAAACCGCAGCCCGGGTGGCAGATTGAGGCGGACGGATTCGGCCTACTTCAAGCACAAATCAAGTTCAAGTGGGACGTCTCTCAAATGGGCAACTTCACTACGAAGTTCGCCAAAGGCACCACTCTCGGAAGCCTGGTTTCTACCGCTCCGGCAAACCTTCAGCAGATGAAAATCTGGAAGGCAAACATGGTCTATGAGAAGGCCAATGTCCTGACCGTCACCGCCGACTTCTGCGGTATCGACCCAAACGTAAACAGCGGCACGAAGACGATCACGCAAGTCGTGATGTCTGGTGCTACGGCTTCCGAGCCAATTGAACACCACCCCAACTTCCTTGTCGTCAACAGCCCCACCGGCCTGCCTCCGATGAGCAACGTGCTTGCCGGATGGCCTCCCGCAGGAGGATGGGAAGAGGATATCACCAAAAACCCCAACCGCGCCCTCTGGACGCCCAAGGTGGTAAGCGGTGGTGCCTTGCAGGGTCAGCAGTTCGTAGGATTCCTTCCAAATCAAAAAATCGAGGAATACAACGCCGGCAACATCAATATCAAGGCCGGCATCAAGAACTACTACAAGCCTTCTAACACGCTGCGCTGTTTGTTCTATGTGAACAACGAGCAGACCGCCGTAGGTTTTGCTTCCTATGTCGGATGGAATACCAACGGTAACCTTTATCAGTTGCCAGATTCCTACAAGGGACTTGCCACGGGTCAGTATGGCGGTGCTTTTATCTACACGGCACTTTATCTTTCCAAGATTAACCGAGGATTCCTTATCACCTCCTGCTCGGTCGAACAGTTCGGCGGCATCTGGAAGGTGACGGCTGACCTTATGCTTTCCGGCATCTCCGGCTGGGACCCTGACATCTACCCGCAGATCACCGGCTTCTGATGCGTTCCATCTCTGGATTCAACAGCGGTTCGCTTGACGGCTCTTTCGCCGCAGGACAGCCCATCTCCGCCTCCGCGCTGAACAAGCTCGCCGGCTCGGTGGACAAGTCCCGACCGATGATGTCCAACGATATCCAGTTCCTTTCAGGTACTGGCGGTACGGCGATGGGAACACCCCAACAAGTCTACCAGCAGGACGGTAGCGGCGCGGCGGCTACGCTCTACCAGCAGTTCCAGTTGGAGGTCGCCAGCATCGAGGTCACGCCTGGCGTGTTCGTCCAGAAACTCAAGCTCGCCAAGGGGACGACCAACTTCACCCAGAGCAATATGCCACGGGTCAGGCTCGGTGGCCATTCCGACCAACGCCAAGCATGGATTTTCAAGACCGCCGTCCTTGGCAGCGGAATCTCCGTCACCCAAGGAACGAACAATTCGACCATTTGGATGGAGGCTAATGGATACTACAATATCACCTCCCCAGGCACCTACTACGTCACGATCAGCAAGTTCGACATCAACCAGTCGAACGACGACACCGACTCCGCGCTGTTGAACGCCGAGGTGCCTTTCGTGTCCATCTTCAAGTCTGGAGATTCCATCGAGAATACCATCTTCTCTGAGACCGGCCCTTCGGAGTACGTCAACAAGATGAACGTGCAGAAGATGGTCGGTTACGACGCCATGTCGACCGGCTTGTCTGGCGACTGGGGAAACTGCCACACGACTTGGTTCAACCCGGTCAAGTGGGGCTACTCGGTGAAACTCATCGGTATCGTGACTGCGGCCACTCAGGTCGGAAGCGATTCTCTGGTTCTCACGATTGACCAGCACATCGTCGGCCCTATCGACCTCCAGATTCCGTGCCTGTTCAACGGAACGACTTTGTGCAATCAGGACGATCTGAACGAGTCGAACGACCCGTACAACCTGAACAAGAATACGACGCCTAAGGCATGGGCTGATATCGTCAATTCCAATGACCTTAACGCTTTCGAGGAGATTACGCCAGTTACGGACGAATGGTTCCAAGAATTCATCGGCCCCGCTGACTGGACTTCCTTGAACTACTCCTACCTCATCCCGGCGAGCTGCGCGAATCAGGACGACGGCGATGGTTGCTTGCATCCTTTCCAAATGAAGCCAAGGGAACTGACAGTAGCATCGCCAGAAGGCCCAGTCATTCTTTACCGCGCCAACATCTGTGCTGGTACTGTCAACAACCTTATCCCTTGGAACCGTCCCGGCCCAAGCAGGGTAAAGCTCCCGACAAGCATCGACTTCGGCTACGGAGGCCCAGGCGTATCCGAG